TGGACAAGTAAATTTACGTGCTAGGGCAAGACAGGCAGTTTTACGTGTAGAATCAGACGACGATGATGTAAATGGTAATGATAGTGTAGGATGGAGGCTTGGTGCTACAAGGTTAGACATTAAATCTGACGGCAGAAGATAATGGCCAAGCTGCTACAAACAAACTTGCCTTTAGCACAAAATGGGGTTTCAAGTGAAATTTTTAATAGATTAGTTCGTATTATTGAGTTAAACTTAGGGGAGTTTGACCCAAATCGAACACCGCAATTCAACGAAACAGAGATTGCGCAACTAAACTTTATAGAGGGTGATGTAATTTGGAACACAACTGCAGGAGTGTTACAAGTTTACATAGGAAATAAATGGACACAATTACATAGTCCAAACAACCCTAATAATGGTTTTGAAGCTTCGGCTTCTCTAGGCGCTGTTTCTGTTATTACAAAAGGTGACATAACAGTAAATATAACGGTAGCTTAGCAACTTAGGAATGTTTATATGTTAGCTGAAAAACAAGAAGATTATAAATTACAAAACATATTACTTAGTTTTCCTTCCGATTGGTTTGTAGACAAAAAAACTTTACAGTTAACAAAAAAATCTTTACCAAACATAATAAGTTTTTATAAAAATATGGGTGTGAAAGACCCAGAAGGTGTTGAACTTTCTAAAATTATACAAGAACCTTTAAAAGACGTTTATACAATTCCTTTGTTTTCAGAAAAATTTTGCGAAATACTATTAAATGAAGTAAAAAACATGGAACAACATTTTTCTTTTACTCCCAACCCAGAGGAAGATGAACTAAGACAGATACCTGAAATTGTTTTAAATGACAAATGTCCTGATTTATATAATTCCTTAATGGCTGTAGTTGATGCTTTTATAAACCCAATATTACTCACGATATGGAACAGGCATGTTACTGGTGGCAATATTCAAATAGCAAACTACAATCTTAAAGACAAAAAACAAGGTGCTTGGCATCACGACGCTAGTGCAGATATAAGTATAGTAGTGCCTTTAAATACAGGAAAATATACTGGTGGTGGCACAGAGTTTTGGAAAAAAGGCGTTGTCGAGCCTTTGCCAACAGGAAACGGTTTAATATTTCCTAGCTATACACACATGCATAGAGGACTTCCAGTAGAAGAAGGTGATAGATATTTATTGGTTTTTTGGTTAACATCTAATAATGATAAAATACAAGCAGAGCAAAATTAAAGGTAAAATATAAAAATGAACAGAATTGATAACAGCGGAATGGGTATTGCACAGCTAGGACGTGATGAAGATAAATTTTTAGCACACGTTGCGCCAAATGAAATGGTTGTACCACCAGTCATAACTCCTGAAACAAAATCCAGAATACAAAAAGAAATGATAGCTGCTGGCTTGAATCCTAACGAATACACTGTAGGCTCTGGTATGTCTATCAATCCTATTACAGGAATGCCTGAATTTGGCTTTTTAAAAAAAGCTTTTAAATCAATTAAAAAAGTAGTCAAAAAGGCTGCTCCAGTTTTAGGTGTAGCAAGCATGTTTATACCTGGTGTTGGCCCTGCAATAAGCGGAGCTTTAAAAGCCATACCTGGTGTGGGTGGTGCTTTGTCAGGTGGATTTAATTTACTTACTGGCGCAGGTGCAGCTGGTGGAGGTGCAGGCGCTGCAGGAGCTGGCAGATTTTCTAGAATTAGAAATTTTTTAAATCCTGCTGCTGGAGCCACAGGTATCAGAGGAGGCACATTAGGCCCTGCATTAAGGCGTGGTATAGGTAGTTTTTTTGGTATGGGACAACAGCAAATGCCCAGTATGATACCAATGCCGCCACCAATGCCTATCATGCCGCCAAATCAGGATGGGTTTCAATTTGTGTTTGGTGGCCCCTCAGACAGTTCAGGTAATTTTATGAATGTTCCTATGAACAGTTTTTTTACACCCAGTCAAGAGTTCCCAGGTTTAGTACAAGACCCTTCTGGAGAATTATATGACCCAAATACCATGCAAAATGAAATGGCGTCTGCTTACCAAAGACAAACTGGTACGCAACAGCGAACAGGTTTTCCTGGTTTTGGCGGTGGTATTATGGATTTTTTAAGTAGAAAGTTATTGCCCCAAAGTGTAGAAGATGCTTTAAAAAGTGGTGGTTTTGGAAACATGATGGGCGACAAAAATCTAGGTCAATTTTTGAGTTCAAAACTTTTACCTCAACGTGTAGAAAACTTTTTCCAAGGGCCAAACGTAGGTGCGGCTGGAATAAGCGCTTTGTTGGGTAAAACTGTTTATGATGCAGCTAAAGAAAGACAAGGCGGTTTAGCAGCGACTCCAGCTGTTACGATGGATTCTTTAGGTAGATACCAACTTGCATCTGCTTTAGGTACAGGTGGCACAAGAGGTGAATTTGGTTTAGGCAACACACCTCCACAATTAAAATTTGCAAAAGGCGGAGTTGCAGAGCTTGATTTAAGAGATGGTGGTGAAAGCTCAGGTCCAGGTACAGGAACAAGCGATGATATACCAGCTATGCTGAGCGATGGAGAGTTTGTTATGACAGCAAAAGCTACAAGAGGTGCAGGGGCTTACAGTCTTAAAAACTCGCCTTCAGGTATAGAAATGATAAAAGGCGGCAGTCCTTCTAGAGAAGAAGGCGTAAAAAATATGCGTAAACTTATGAAAATATTTGAGGCAGTTTAATGGCAGTAAATTTTAATCCCATGAATCAAGTTAGTCCAATTATAACTGGATTAAATAGAGCAGACAGAACTAGCGACCCATTTGTAAGAGAGTTATATTTTGGAGGTCCTGATAGTCCAGGAATTATTGCAGAGGCATATAGGGCTGCGCAGAAAGGTTTTTTAGACACGCCTTTTGCAGCTAAAGGTGTTGCTGGGTTTTCACCCTTTGCTGATAAAGCAATGGAATCTCTTAATTTAGGACTTGGTAGCTATAAGCCATTTTTAGATATACAACAAGACGCTTTGCTACGAGGCATGGATAGTATTGACGAAAGAAGAAATATTCTTGGAGAATCGCTTTCTGGTTTCAGAGACAGCTACGAAGATTTATTGGGTAGCTTTGGTGAACAAGGGCCAGCAGCTAGAGATTACTTAAGAGCTTCTTTAACTGGTTTTGACCCAAGGTCAACTGCACAATTTTACAATCCATTCGAAGAACAAGTTGTTCAACAAACCATTGACGACGTTTTTAAAAAAGGCGAAATGCAAGATGCGGTACAAAGAGCTGCTGACATAAAAAGAGGTGGAGAGTCTGCTTTTGGTTCGAGGGCAAGACTTACTGCTGATGAAAGAAGAGCAGCATTAGGAAGAGGTCTTGGCGAAGCTTTAGGAAAGATAAGAAGCGGAGGATTCCAAACTGCACAAGACAGAGCCTTAGCGGAATCACGTTTTGGAAGAGGTCGTTTATCTGATGCTGCAAAATTTGAACAAGGTTTAGGAAGCGCTTTATTTGCAGGCAGAAGAGGAGTTGCAGGTGATTTGAGAAATATATCAAGAGATTTAGGCGGACTTGCATCTGACTTTGCAGGTTTCGGCAGAGGTATAGGTAGTATGGCTGGCGATTATACAAGGTTTGGTAGAGACGAAAGAAAAGAACTATTAGGATTTGATGACCTTACAAGACAAATGAGGCAAAGACAAATTGATGCAGCATTTGAAGCAGATGAAAGAAATAGATTTGCACCTATGAGAGCTTTAGACTTTATAAAAGGATTTACACCACAATATGTCGCAGGCGGTTCAGACGTATCTACTACTTATGGTATGCCAAAAGACCCTCTCAGTTTAGGTTTAGGAACTTTCTTAAGTTCTTACAGTAACTACGCAAATGCATATAATCCTTACCAAGGACAACAACAGCAGCAACAACAGCAACAACAAGGTCAACAAGGTCAACAAGGACAACAAGGACAATATTCAGGCATGACATACAACCCAGGTTACGGACAAGGCTATGGTCAAGGTAATGTTTACGGATATGGATTTGCATAATGAGCGTTTTGAATAGAAAAATGTTTGCAAATGGTAGCGAGGTTACCGGTCAAGTAGATAGTGCTTCAGTTCAAAGAATTATGCCAAGCCCAGATAATATTCGTAGGCTTATTGAATTTTATGTTGCTGACGGTATGAATGCTACTGATATTCAAGAAAGGCTTGCAACCATAAATGGAGTAAGTATTCCAATGGCAACGGTTGAACAATTAGTTATTGAGTCAGGAGGCAGTGTCAACCCCAGCGTAAATACAAATAAATTTAGATTGCCACCTCCCCCTGAGACAGTGGTAACACCAGAAGGAGGTTTGCCAGGTATAGTACAACCAGCAGGTCCAGACTTGCCTACTGTAAGCCAAATAGAGAATCAAAATATTACACCGATTACACTTAGGTCAGGACAAGACATACAAAAATTACAACAACAAATATCAATAATGCAATCTCAACTGAGTGAATTAGAAAAAACTAATAGACCTGTAACTCGTTTTGGAATTATTCCCAAAACAAAAGATGGCAAAGTTATTAGAGTTAATGATGAGCAAATAAACACTTTGAAAAAAAATATAGAAATACTTACTCAAAGTTTAAACTATCTTACTCAACAAAATTTAGATGTGCTTGATGCAAAAAAACCAGATGTAGGTGATTTTTTATCAACAAAAGTTGATACAACGATAGCTGAAGATTTAGAAAAAGTAGATGAAAAAATAGAGATTAATGAAAAACCACCAGAAGAAACAAAACCTGATGAAGATTTACCTGAAGTTGCAAAACCTACAATTGGCGCACAACAATATAAAGACAGTAAGGGAACCATACATAACATAGACCCAGCTGCGTTCAGAGAGTTGTTATCAAAAGAATCTTCCAGAATCATTCAAGGAATTTTGTTAAATCCAAATGTAGAATATGGACAAAACTTAATAGACATAATTGAAGCCGAGGCTTTAGGTAGGTCATCAACTTTAGTAGACCCAGAAAAAATAAAAGTTGGCGGAGAAAATATAATTCTAAACCCAGAAGCACTTGCAGATGAAACTTTAAAATTTATAGTTGACATTGGAAAAGAGGGTGTAGAGGGTTTATATAATACTTTAAGAAGTTTAGGCGGCTCAAGAATGGTTGGTATATTTAGAGGCAGAGAGGCCGGACAAAGGGCTAAAGAAGCAGGCAGAGATGAGTATAAAGACCTTTTCGATACACCTTTAACAGGTCAAGGAACAATCGCAGAAAACTTAGCTGAAATAGGTGGTTATGGAGCAACTGGAGGAGAAACAGCAGGAACACTTGATAATATTGTTTTAGAAACATCTTTAGGTGTAGATACAACACAATCTTTAACAGATATAGCTAACGAAGAAAAAACTGTTGAAGAACAACAAGAACAAATAGATGAAGCAGCTGGTGACATTAAAGAAACTCCTACAGAAGAAACAAAAGATGTAGAAGATGAAGGCGCAGACGAAGATGAAACAAAAAAAGACGTAAAAGAGGATGATAAAAAAGATGATGAAACAGGCGCATCTGCTGCTGGCATCACAGTCATAAATCAGGATGATAACGATGGCGCTCAAGAAGTTGCCAATTCAATTTTTGGAGATTTTACAAACTTTTTTAATAGCGAAGCTAATTTAAGAATGGCAAGAAATGTTGGTAAGGCTCTTACTGCAACTGGCGATTTAACCGGTATAGGTCTTGGAGCTGCCGCTGCAGCTGAAGAAAGAAAACTGGAAAAAGAACTTGCTGAAAAACGTTTATTTGATTTAGCTGGTAAAGAAACAGGACTAGATTTTAAAAATAGAAAAGATATTTTAGATGTTGAAACCAAAATGAACACTAGCATTAGAGATTATAACAATGCTGTTGCGGCCCAAGGATTAGTCGATGAAGTTTTACGTTTTGCTAATAGTAATGACGATTTAACAACCTTTGCCGCTAAAATAGGCGCTACCGTAGATGATTTATTAGTTGCTGCTAAACTTAAAAAAGGCACAGATGTAACTGCAATGAGTGATACAAAAAGAGCGCAGATTGCTCTTGATATTCTTACAAACAGAAATATTAAAGAAATTTTGGGTGAGTCAGGTAGAACCATATCAAATATAGATAGAGATATTGCAAAACGTATTGTTGGTGATTTAAGCATGACAAAAATACAATCAGTTGCAGAATTAAAACAAAGACTTGAAGATAACTTACAAAGCATTTTGGCAAAAAAATCAGAAGCACAAAGAAATATAAAAAGTTCAGTTAGATTTTTAGCCCCATATGACCCAGACATATTAGATAGAGATACTGAGTTATTTAGTATATATGTATCTGAATTAGGTTTTGCTTTACCAAATGTTGTAACTGGTTCTGACCAAGTTGATGATGCAGCAATACAAATAGACGCAACTTAATTATGCAAACTTACAACGTAAAACTAGCCGAGGGAGTTTTTGTAAAAGTAAATGCAGATAATCCAGAAGACGCTGTCGCAAAAGCAAAAGCAGAAATTGCAAAAAGAGAAGGCTCTAAAGCATATGATAAAGTATTTTTTGATTACGAAACTGGTATTCAAGACAATAGGTTAAGAGCAGGACTATCGGTATCAGAAGATTACATGAATGCTGATGGTGAGTTTATATCTGAAAAAGAAAATTATCTCAAACAAGAAGTTGGTTCTAGTGGCTTTGTAAGAGATTCAAAAGGTAGCTTAGCTTTGACACCTGCAGGTCAAGCAAGACTTGGCTTAGAGCCATCTGATAAAAACATTGTCATAGATGAAAATAAAGCTTTTACATCTGGAGACTTTGCAGACCTTGCAGGGTACGCTGGCCCCATATTAGGAGCTATAGCTGCAGTAAATCCATATTTAAGAGGCATAAAATATTTAAGAGGTTTATTAGGTTCTAGAGTAGGAAGACCGTTGCTAGTAGGTGCTGGTTCTGCAGCAGGTAAAGGAATTGAAGAAGCAAATGAAATATCAAGAGGTCTTCAATTACAAAATGAAGAAGAACTTGCAGATTTATATAAAAGAGAATTTGTTATTGGAGGCATAGCACAGGGAGCAGGTGAAATACTCGGAGGCGTGTTTGCAACCTATTTTGGCAAAACAGCTTCACACGGGTCAATAAGAGATTCAAAACTTCTAATGCAGGGGTATGATTTAACTGATATTTTTAAACTAGATGCCCAGATTGCAGCACGTGAGGGTGTAGACCCAACAAATTACAAAGCTAGTATGAACGCCATACGTAAAGAAATTAAAAAACAAAAAATAAAACCAAAATTTACTCCTGGCATAGTTCCACAATCAGCTTTGGGAAGAACTATACCTGCAAGGGGACAGTCAATTGCAGAAGCCGTTACAGGCGCAAAACCTAGAGAAAGTAGAGCGCAAGCAAACTTAGTGCAAATGATGAACAGTTTTTTTCAATCACTGGGCAGAAAAAATGCAACCGTAGATGATTTTATAGAAGCTGGGGCTGTAGGACAAATTGCGAAAAAAGAATTGTTAGAATTACAAGCAAACATGCAAAAAGGTATAAATGTGTCTGATGAAAAATTAGATGCTTTGCTTAGAAATATGGTGGATGAAATGGGAGTTTCAAAAGGCCTTATGGCTAACGGTGAATTACAATCATCAGAAACTTTAAGAAGAGCTTTAGCAGACGATATGAAAAAAACATGGGATGCATGGAAAGAATCAAATAATAAATTGTATAAAAAAGCTACAGAGGCTTTAGAAGGAACAAAAGTAAATGCTGGAATAACTAACGCTTTGCGAAATAGTTCATCTAAATTCAAAAGCTTGCAAGATAAATTTGATAGCAATGACATATTTGCGCAATATTCAGGTGCATATTTAAGATTAAAAGATTTAGCAGACGGCAAAATAGATAATTTAATACAGCTAAAAAATGCAAAAATGGAGTTTAGGGCTGTATTAAAAGATGCTACAGTGAGAGGTGAAACAGGGGGAACTACTTATAGGCTAGCAAAAGAAGTCATAAAAGAAATAGACGAATTACA